ATGGTGAAGACCTAATCGAAATGAAACCATGGTTTAGGGGTTTCAAGGGACGGGTCTACAAGGATGACACTGGTCTCTGGATCACGGAGGGTATATACAGGGACACTGGTTCCAGACTCAAAGTCACAGAGCTCCCACCTGGGAGGTGGACCCAGGACTATAAGGAGTACCTGGACACACTCGTGGAAAAGAAGATGATCAACAGCTACACGAACAACAGTACCACGGAGGATGTGGATTTTGAGATTTTTGGCTACACCGGGAAGGACTTGGTCAAGGACCTCAAGATGAAGAAGACATTCCACACATCGAACATGCACCTCTTCCACCCAACTCGGGGCATCCACAAGTATGCGAATGCTGAAGAGATTCTCCGGGACTTTGTGGAACTCCGATTGGAACACTACAAGAAGCGAAAGGCACATCTTGTAGATGTGTTACAGAAGAGGGCTGTGATGTGTGGTCACCGCGCCAAGTTTGTCTCCATGGTCATAGAGGGGGACCTGGTGGTCTTCAAAAAAAAGAAGAAGGACTTGGAGGCTGAGATGTCCCAGACTTTCCCGAAAATTGAGGGAAATTACGACTATCTCCTCAACATCAAGACGGTGCAGTACACCGAGGAATCTGTAATGTCCCTCCTAAAAGAGGTGAAAGAGGCGGATGAAGAGTTGGAACGTATAATGAAAATGAGTCACCTCACAATGTGGAAAATGGATATTAAAAATATATAAATAATAGTAAGCATGGGTGAAGCCGCTAAGATTTCCCTAAAAGCTATTGGAAAGCAGGATACATACCTACTTTCCAAAGACCCAGAAGACTCCTTCTTTAATTATACAAAACCAACACAACATTCAGAGTTTCGGAAGTATCACAGAGTTCGGAACGTCTTGAACTCTGGACAAATCAGTAACTGGCCATTCGGACAAACTATTAAAGTTCAGTTTAATCCAACCAATATGGGAGACCTCTTGAGTAACATGTGGTTGAGTGTGACCATGCCCGGTATCACAGATGGAAACTACGCGGACCAATTGGGTAGACATTTACTCAAAAGTGTCACAATGTTTGTGGATGACATCGAGGTTGAAAAGATTCACGATGATTGGGGAATCATATATGATGAGTTGTACTTAGAGATGTCTGAAAAGGTAGCCAATAGATTTCTTGTAAACAGAGGTTTAGGATATGATGATTCTACACAAAATGCCACAATCGCTCGTTCCAAGTCGGATTTAGTTGTACCCCTTCACTTTTTCTTTTCGAGGAAATATGCCAGTGATGAATATTCCTCAAATAAACCAAATCGCCCATACTTCCCCGTGTGTGCCGTATACCGTCAAAAGATCGAGTTCGTATTAGAATTCCATGAACAAACATTCTTCACAGAAACAACAGACACATTGGAATTAAGTTCGTTCAATTTGGTAACCGAAGAAATTACGGTGAGTGCGGAAGAAAGAAAGTATTTATCAAGTGAAAAGCAAATACTGGTGACTGATCTTGTGGTGAAGCACCCCACGGCGGTGAGTGAGCTCAACACAAACATCATCAAGAATAATCTAGTTCCAAATATTCCTGTAAAATGTATTCACTGGTTTTTGAGAAACACCGAGTTTGAAGATGAAAATATTTCAGTGGGTAACCCTGAAGACGCGGAAACCTACTACAGTCAGAATCGTTTTAATTTTTCCTCAAATGTAAACTTTGATGAAATTGGAACATTCTTTTATCCCATCATGGACAGAGCAAGTTTTTTCATCAATGGTAACAAATTGCCAAACATTACAGACACTACACATAATTACTACAAGTACCTGATACCAAGTAGAAATAGATTAGCAAGACCTTTCAGAAATATTTATACATACAGTTTTTCGATGAATCCGATTAATGTGGAGCCATCGGGAAACTTGGATTTTAGTCAAATACAATCAGATAAAACAAATATAGAGGTCACACTAAATACATCACCAGGTTCTCTAGTGAATATAGCTACAAAAACCTACTCTCTACATATGTATTATACTGGATATCAGACATTCACCTTTGAGAAGGGTTTTATGTCTAACGCTTGACGATTGTCACTGATGTAGTCAATGATGTTGTTCTTGATACACCATTTGATGAAATTTAACTGTGCCAAAGTTGTTTGAATTTCATGAGATGTCCCTGGAACGGTGTACCCAAACTTTTGGGATCTGCAAAATGGATCGAATAATTTTTTACTGTATCCATCTAGACTGGATTTATATGCGCAATGGACGGTGAAGAACTTCCCATCCTTGGTTGTGTAGGAGGTGTTATTTTTTTTCGAATAGTTTGTGATAAACCACTCCAAATTTCTGAGTGATATACCACTCGTCTTATCGAGAATGTTTAAAAGTTTAGTTTTATTCTTTTCGTCGGTGTAAAATGTGTTTATAGATGATAGTAGAATATCAGATTTGCTCATTATTTAATATAGAATTCAAATCTATAAGTTCGTTTGGGGATTGACACCCTGGACACCCTTTGACGAACATTTTCTCAGGTCCATGTGTATGTATGTTTGAACTTGGTAACAATCGTTGTTTAATTCGTTCTCCTTGGTGTGCATGATGTCCACAATATCCATTATTGGCCCCCTTTCTCGTACACCTCTGCCCATTGGACTTTATACCCCTGCAAAGAGATATAGAACTTGTTGTGGGTACGTCTCTCAAAAGTAATTCCATGGGAATGCCATGTTTTTTAGAAATTATTGTGACGTAATCATTCATTATCAAATTCAATCTTTGATTCAAATCTTCATCAATAAGTTCAATTAATCTATCTTGTATATTCATCCTATATATTAGATTGCGTGTAGTTTTTAAATATGTCTTCAAGACTTTCCTCCCTCTTTAACCTAGCCTCCTTCAATCGCCCCCTCAAGTCCACAAGTTTACCAGTCTCATCGAGACCCAATCTTTTACACTCCTCAATGAGTTGGTCCTTCTTCATTGTACTCAATGCAGGTTCCCTCTTTTTCTTCGGGGGTTTGTGTTGGTCAATGATTTCACCGAAAATTTCCTGTTTAGTATTTTCGAACAAGGGGTCTAGAAGATCGCACACTGGATTCAAAAATTTATTTTCGAAATAGTAATGATAATCTACTGGTACGTTATTCTCCTCCACAAACTTGGGATCCTCGGACTTTTCAAATGCCTTGGCCTTCCGATCACCTGTATTAGTGAGAAGGTAGGGAACGCGGTCACCCGATTGGGGCTCTGAACCAGGTTTACGTTCTCGCATTTTTACAACCACTTGGACATGAGCCTGATTAATCCCCACACTTTCATCACTGTTTATGGAGACCGATTTTCCATTGACTTTATAGGAATCCGAAAGACCTTGGCTGAGTATAAGTTTTTCATTTGGAACATCACCAGATAGAAGTTCTATGGCCCTTTCTCGAGCCAACTCCGTTGGTGGACCGGGGTCGCTCGATGTGAGGACTACGTCCAACAACTCCTTGCACACCTCGCGGACATGGGGTGTGTTGTCGCGGCGGACAACCTGGAGACCCTTGATGTCAATATAGTCCATATGCATCTGGTCATCCTTCCCCTTGGTCCACAACTTGGCGGCGTATCGCTTTTTAGAATACAAAAAATAAGGCCAGTACACCTTCTCAAGCTCCAAGTTGTTCGGCTTTTTGAAGAGGGCACTACACTCCTCTGCAGCGCGCTCCCCAACCTCCCAACTATATTCAACAGCCTCCACACCCTTCCGGTCACCAACATCGAACTCCACCATGACCGAATCCGTGTCCCCATACCTCACCTTTGCACCGGGAAAATTCTTCTCGACGTAGGTTTTCGTCTCTTCAATCATCATTCGACCCTTAAACGTCGTCGTAGATGCAATCGGTACACATGGAAGAATACCCTTCCCAGCCCCTGTGAAACCGTACACAGAGTTCATCGAAACCTTATAGGCCAATTGTTTACCATTGTATACTTCCTTCATGTAACCCGTCGCGGTAGCCATATCCTTCTTGGCCTTTTTACGGAACTGTTTGAGTTCTAAAAGAATACTCGGTAAAAGACTTGGTACACCTTGAGCAAATTTATAGGTCTTTTCACCGACATTGAATGTTTCATAGGTAACCCCAGGAATGTTCCCATACTCCTTTTCATTCATAACCCAAGATGAATAACACAGATTGTGTGCCATCATGATAGATGGGTACAGAGCTTCAAAGTCTAGGGCTGTGATAGGTGTATAATATGCACCTTTTTGTGCCTCGAGGACTGTAGCACCCTCGTAAGGATCAGATGTTACAGTACCATAGCGGATGGTTGGGACCATGAAACCAAGCTCCCGTGCCTTTTTCGTCAGTTGACTAAACACCTTAATCTGTTGACCCCTCTCAACCAGGAAACACATTGGAACCCAGGTAGCTTTGGCCATCTCCAGAAGGTTTAGGAGAATACACATCTTCTTCATCAACTTGTGGGGCAGCAGGGTATCTTTGATACAATACTCGGCAACTTCACCCAATTTTACGGGGTCACCTTCCCGGTAACGAGCAAACATCTCCTTTGGGGGCATGTCAATCTTTTGGTCCCCGATGTACAATTTTGAAACATTATTGAGACTGTAGGAATCCAACTTGTAACCCTTCTTGACCTCGTGGAACATATCGAATATAAAACGCCCAGACATTGGGAGAAGTTTCAAGAGATTGTCACCAAGTGCACTCGAACTCAATTTCTTGATCAAAAGTTCACATTCCTGGGACTTCAGTTTTCCCATTTTGAAAAACTCCGAGTCACACCCAACCACAAAGGCCCTCTTGTAAATAAACTCAAGATCAAATCCAAATATATTCCAACCCGTGAAAATGTCAATGTCCTTTTCGTGGATATATTTTTGGAATGCTTCAAGCATCTCCTTTTCTGTATCAAAACTAATAGTATCAGGACCATCAGTTTTTTTGTAACATAAGCACACCCGTTCGTAGGGTTCATCGCTACCAAACGTACACAGTGATACTGCAATTTGAAAACACGCATCATCTGTAACATCGGCATCCGGGAACTTACCAGTAGAACTATTACACTCGATATCAAATGACGCCACGACAAATGGTGCGATGTCATCCCTCGCCACTGGTTTAAGTGTAGTCCAATCATTACAGAACAAATCAATATTAACACGGGCTAAATGAGAACGAATACAATTATCACCAGTCTCTAACCACCCAGTAGATTGAATTCCAGTTCTATGCATCAACCGGAGGACGGGATCCAAGTTAGACTCGAAGACTTTAGCTTTAAAAAATCCAGACGAGAGCTCGAGCGGTCGCTTTAGAAACGAATCCACCCGACGTCTCATTTGAAGATTTACAAAGTCCACCTTCATAAACATAAACTCCTCATTGTTTTGGAATCCCCAAACATCCTTCGACTTCATCATAGAATAACAGAGTACACATTCAGGACACTTCCGATCGATCGTACTATAAATCTCTTGAATCTTCTGCTTTGAGGTTGTCAAGTCAAGTTTGATGAAAAAGTATGGAGTAAATGATGTAGTTACACATACAGATTTACCATCCTCGGTTTTACCAAAAATACTTACCAAATGTTCTTTGTCAGAATCCCTCGCTTCCCAGGTTAGTGCCTGGAATACCACCATGTGTTTACATCGACCCCAATTTTTAATATCATTTATTAATAAATGTCAGCAGCTTTGATTGAGCTCGTTTCGGTGGGGGCCCAGGATGTGTACATCACAGGTGACCCCCAAGTCAGTTTCTTTCGTCAGAACTACAAGCGATACACAAATTTCGCAATGAAGCCCGAACGCTTAGATTACATTGGTACATTCGGTGAAAACAATGAGGTTGTCATCCCCATCCGCTCTAAGGGTGACCTCATGAGCTATATATGGATCGAGGACACTCGTATTTCAAATGTTCAGACCAACCCCGATGGTCTCTTTTCCGCGGGTGCCTCCAGCCCAACTGAGTTTGGTCTCTGGATCGGCGGCCAAAAGGTGTCGCAACTGGATTCTCTGTTTATTCAGGGTGTCCACAACCCACTTCTCCGCGACAACACGGCTAAGGCTTCGTGTGCCGTTACAACCAACAACAGAAAGTCCAACCACGGTGGTGACCACTTCATGATTCCCTTCTTCTTCGGCGAGGATTGGACCAAGGTTCTCCCTTTGGTGGCCCTCCAATACCACGACGTGGAGATCCGCATCAAGTGCCGTGACGGATACACCCCAGTCGGCACTCCCAAGGTTTGGGGTAACTACATCTACCTGGACACAGACGAACGTAAATATTTCACAGATAATGAACACGAACTTCTCATCACCCAAACTCAACACCAACTTGCCTCCAATACCGATACAGAGATTGATCTCACATATTTCAACCACCCAGTGAAATCTGTCCACCTCGTTTCCGGTAAGGCTACGGGTAATGACTGGGATTCCGAATTCACTTTCCAAAAGTCGTCTCTCTACATCAATGGTGTTCCCCTCTTCGAGGATACCTCCAATGTCTATCACCACACAGTCGTTCCAGAAATGCACAGCACGGATCTCCCAGACGACATTCTCGAGGATCTTCCCACCTTCACATGGCCATTCTGCCTCAACTTGAGTAAGATGCAGCCCACTGGTACCCTCAACTTCTCCCGCATCGATAATGCCAAACTCGCACTCGTTGGACCCACGGGTGGTAACGCGCTTCACCGCATTTACGCGGTGAACTACAATGTCCTCCGTATCAAGAATGGTATGGCGGGTGTAGCATTTGGAAATTAAACCTAAGTCAGATTATCACCTCTAAATTTTAGATAATGTCTAAGCGAAAAGCAAAACTGTCTCGTAAAATTGGTAATATCAAAGTATCAATTTTACGCGAGTGTACACACACCGATTTTTCTTTATTTTTTATTCAACCCCAAACCTTTTTGACTCGAGGATTTCTTTAGTCTTCTCGTACATCCTTGTACCATGGAAGGTTTTATCCTTCACCTCGTCCCAAATCTCTAAACGACCTTCCAGGAATGTAACAAACTTTTCAGAATCCCCGGCGCTCGTGTAGCGAACCCTCTCACCCTCGAGAGCCTTGTTCATCGCTTCCTGTTTACCCTTCATGTACATGGCTTCACGTTCTTCATATGTCATACGGGTTGAAATTTCAGCGTTTCCCTTGGCAACCATTTACTATTCACAGTAGCGACTTCTTTATTCCTTTTTAGGGGCAAGACGCCTCTTAATATCAAAACCTATACGTCCTGTCGAAAATACAGAACAGACACATGCACCTAGGAGCATCGCCATCATTGGTGGTGGACCCTTGGGGAGAGGACCCAACTTTTGAATCACATTGACAAACATAAACATACAACAAACAAAGGAACCAATTGTCGAAAGACGTAGGGGTGTCTTCACATTATACATCTCTGAAGTAGTTGGTAGTAAATCCATACCTGGGATAGATGGAAGGAGATCAGAAACCCCGGGTATCATAAATATGGGAAGCATTTATTGTATACCTACATTTTTATATAGGTGTAGTTTTCAGTCGTTGGAGAAGTTGTTTCCGCCTCTGGTTCCATTTCTGGTTCCATTTCTGGTTCCATTTCTGGTTCCATTTCTGGTTCCACTTCCGCCTCGACAACCGATGGACCGACCATCTCCTTCTCCTTCTGTTGTGACATCATCACAGCCGCCAACCCAGATGACACCAAAAATATAACCAATAATGAAATTACAAGTCCCGCACGCATTTATAGTATACTAACAAAAATTTTTAGTCAGGTCATATTCCCTCTGGTGTAGACCCTGGGCTGAAGATGAAACCTTTGCTTTGAGTTTCAATAATTCCATAATAGTTTCATCATCGAGGTACTTGAAAAAGTCCCTTTTCGCATCAAGGTCGTTGAGTAAGAACTTCTCCTTTCTCGCCTGTACAAATGGCCATACGTGTTTACGCAAGGATATAAGCTCGGTTTCAATTTTTACAAGTTGTGGGAGAATAACCTCTCGAATGAGTTTATTTGTTTCACGAAGGTCGTCCTTGAAGTCAGTCATATTTGAATTTGATATTTATTCTTTAAACACCTAAGTTTTAGGTATCGAAAGTAAATTTATCTGAAAATGGTCACCAAAATTAAAAGAGATTTTCTATCTAAGATAAGCTCGGGTATACAATGCCTCATGACTTCATCTTATCTGTCTGATGAAATCGCTTTACAGCCATTTGGAAATGTCGAAGAAATTATAGCAAGAAAGTTCATTGTATATGAAGCCCCGAGACATCTATTCTCATGTTCTACGTTTGATTCGGAATTATATAGTATGCCCGATAGTGAACTAATTAATTTCCTACTGTACCTGGACGACGTTGATATATACATCAAACGTGTATACAGTGAAGCCTATTTATCCTACCAGGATATGAACAAAGAAGAATATATACTTGCGAAAATGATTGAAGATGGAAAAGTATTAACTTTCAAAGAGTTTTTAGAGATAAAGAATTAGCCTTAGAGTGTAATATGATAGGTCCATTGTTCGCATTATTTTTATTTAAATTTGGGTGTATTCCCAAAACCGAACCTCACATAGTGAAGAAATTTAAACTCCGCGAACTCCGAAAACTCCCCAGAGATTGGGAAAATGACGATATAACTACTCACGGTGTAATATCCCTAATGAATGAGTTCTCTAGGGTGAGACGACAGTGTGATGATAGTATAGTATTCACCCCATTTGGAATTAAAACCACTGAAGATATTTTCAGAAAATACATCGGTGGAGAAACTGGTAAAGATTTACTTATAATATCGAAGAGGTGTATCACGGATGCATTTATTAAACGTTTTAGATTGAACGACCTGAAAACCATCCTAGAGAATTGGAAGGGTGAA